TATTCGTCAATTATTGCCGTGGTAGGATTAAAGCCGTCAAGTGTCTCTGCTTTGCCGGCAACTGGCACGATAAAACTATCATCATCAAGTTTAGTTATCTGCTTCTTTTTTATGTCTAGCGTGCTTCGTAGGGCTGGACTTAATTTAACAACTTGTCGTAACTCACTTGAGACCATTTCATAGCCGATTTTAGCTTGCTTTAAAGCATTGCTGACAAATAACACTTGCCGATTCTTAGCCGGCTTATCTTCGAGTAATAGGCTTGTGATTGCGATACAACTAGCCACGTAAGTCTTTGAGTTTTTACGAGCCATACTTATGAAAGCTTTGTTGTATCTGCGATTGCCTGTATCCTTTTCACGCCAGCCGTACAATGAACCGATCAGCCACTTTTGAAATAAAGCCATTTCCAGCTTCGTGCCGTCCGTCTTAGGAATCAAACTCATAAACTTAATAGCTTTATTGGCTTGTTTGCCGTCAAAGTAGTAATTGAAATTATCATCATTATTGATACGTTCACGGTCGTTTAACTCACGCTTGCAAGCTAACTTAATTTTGTTGTTGGCGACAATTTCACCACTTAGCACCTTGTTGCAATAATCTAAAACTGGGTCATTATTCATCATTAATCAGGGCTTTAAATGGATCGTCAATTTCACCGTTTTGAACGTTATTAAGTAGTTGCTTAACTCTTGCGTTCATTGTTAAATTAAGGTCACGTAATAGGTCGTTAACGTTTTTCAGTGCTGAATTGTATACGGTGGTTGCCATGTTACGCTTACCGTCAACCATCACAACACCGTCCGAGTGAATCGAATCTAACGATTGTTGCAACTGGTCTAAGCTTTCCGCTAGTAAACTAATTTGTAGTGAATCAATCTGCGCGAACGGTACGTCACTATCACTCACCAACGTTAACAATAGGTCAAAAAATCGTTTGCCTTGCTTGCTTAACTTAATCGCTGGTTGTAAGTCCAAGTCTTGGCCGAGCATTGACTTAGCTTGTTCTCTTGTCTGCTTCATTGTTCGTGATTCATTTGAATTATTTTTTAATTTAATCATTGACTCCTTACCTCCCTCGTGGTATTCTATATGTATAGAAAAGCCGTTAAATAAGGAATTATACGGCTTCAGTGCGCAAAAATTTTTGTTTTTTTAATTTAAAAATCGGGAATTTTAATTTTTAAGAGTAGGACGCTCATTGCGAACGTTTCTGCATAGCCCCCCTATATTGTTCGGGTTTTAATTACTAGCCTTTAGGGCTTATTTTTTTTGCTTCCCGTTCAGCTTGTGACTTTAAACTATGATGATAATCACAAAGACTTTGCAAGTTGTTCCAGTCATACGCTGAACCACCGTCTGCCAAGCTCTTGATGTGGTCGACTGACGTTGCTAGATTAATCATTCCAGCCCTTTTGTCAGCCCTTTTACTGGCCTTTAGACAAGCCTCACATATCGGATTGGCTTCTCGATAAAGTCGACTTGTCTTTCGCCAACGATTGCTTGAATGAATCTCATTAGCAAACTCACTTGTTGAACTTACATGAGAATCTTTTGGTTTATGCTTGTCACAATATCTTTTGTTTAAGTCTATTAACCTTTTACAACCTGAATGACTACAATACTTTTTAGCTATCATAACTAATCACTCGGACTTGTCGTTTCTCCGACTGCTGATAGAACGATCGTGTCATATCCATTGACTTCGTAATCTGGATTAACACTTGCAACATGATACGTTTTTGAGTTTGGTTTAGGTAAAGTAATCGTGTAAGAATTATTACTCATTGCTTCCACAAAGTGATCGTCATGACGAGCAATAATAGTCACCTTGTCTTTAAGATAATCGAATGCGTTCGAGCTGACACTCTGTGACAACGACTGCTTATAGTAGCCAAAGTAAAAGTCGAATAGTCTAACGTTAGTGTTAACCCAATTCCCGTTGTCTAACTCTTGCGAATCAACCTTATTAAACGTAGCTTTGTAACGTAATCTTTCCAATGTAATCTTCATTATCAATTCCTCCTTGATCCTTAACGCAAAATAAAAAAGCCTTATGGCTTTGTATGTAGGTGGTAGCTTATCGCTACCCTTTTAAATTTAAAAGCAGGCACTTGCAAACTTCTTGGCCGGCGTAATAACTTTAGCACAAGGGTCGAGGTCTAAACTCTCACCGCCCGAACGTTTATACGTGGTAAACTTTAACCGGCCTTGGAAGTATTTCATAACGAACAAGGCTCTTAGGCTTTGACTGTACCAGCCATCTTTATAATCAATTATCTGTGTTTGCTTCAGCAAGTCGATAGCGTCTTGATAACTAACTACTCCACGCTTAACAATCATTTCAACAAATCGTTCAAGCCCAGCTTCGTCAAATGCTTCACGTTTGGTACGTGTGTTGATATTGCTGAATGTGTTATCGGCTAGCTCCTTACCGTAAGCCGTAGCAACCGTTGCATAGTTTAATGCCGTGTTGTAATCCATACCAGCCACACGAGAGAAGTCCGCTTCTCGTAAGTCTAAACATTGATAATAAACATGTTTATGTGCGGTCTGTTTTCTTTCAGTTTGTGTTAAATCTTCCCACGATAGCACCTTGATAACGCCAGCCACACACAATAAATTGATGAGTCTCTTCGTGGCTTGAACACTATATTTCAAAATGAATCGTTTACCGCGAGCACGATAAAGGTCGCAAGCGTTAGATTCTAGCGCCAAATGTCCACCTTTGACAACCTGTTTACCTTGGTAGAACATTAGTGTATTGATTGTCTTCAGTAATTGCCACATGGCCGGCTTGTGATTGTAAGCCGTTTTCAATTGACCATGTGGGTCTTTCATCATTTTCAAGTTGTTTTGAATCATAGTTAGTTCGTTGGCTTGCTTACCGTTACCTTTTACTTCATACTTCGCAATATATTTTGTATTCATTGTTTGTTTATTATCCATACTTTAAGCACTCTCCTTTATTAATTGTATGTACCTTACAACGGCTCTCACCGTCATAAGTAGGAGGAAAAGGAATAATGAGACATACGAGATGTATGTATAAAAAAAGTGCCATACACAATAGCCACGGTAGGATTCCACTATTGTATATGACACTAGATGTACTTTTATAATAGCCCGAATCCTACAACGGGGTATATGTGTTTATGTACCCATCGAGTGGATAAAGCCCGCTGGTGAGAGTGCTTTAAAGTATGTACCGACAAGGTTAATGCCTCATCGGAAAAGGTTTGCTCGAAAAGTATGGATGAACACTTAAAGAAATCAAAAAGCGTTCCTAATTTATAGTGAAAACACCCAAAAACTTTACGGAAAAACGGCCTCTTATTTCCGTCTTCTGATAAAAGTTTTAACTTTTACACTCTTTTGCATATCAATTGAATCATCATCACTTACAAGCCCCGAACTAATAATTTTTTTATCTTTCCCAACTCCGTCAAGTTCTGGACAATGAATATTCAAGTATTCATTAAATTCGGTAATGGTCGCAATTTGTCGTGGCTTAAAGCCCCTCTTCTTACAATATGGCCGGTAGCCTTGCCAAATCTCTTTTGACTTAACATAGTTCCGAACACTTAGATCGAATGCTTCGCTGTTCCATTCATTGAATAGGTCATCACCTAAATATTCTCTTGCAATATTATGTGCCGCCCTCTCGATCCCCCACACAAAATTATCATTAAGGTAAGAAATTATTGTTTCTCTTTTATTGAATTTCTTCTCATTATCGTTTAAAATAATCGTAGAGTGAATATTATTCAAATACTCCTGTATTTCATTGTCATTCGTAATGTGGCAAGCTCTTTCATATTTGCTTAACGATAACATATGGGCTTTATTCCCTTGCTCTCTATCATCTAATTCGACTAGATGGCGGAGAGTTTTTTTCTTGTTTCGTTTCCTAGCGTTAACCTTTTTGAAAATCTCATCATTAAGTTCAATCAAAGGCTTTTCATCTTTAATTTCAGGTTCAATTTCATCAATCAATTGGTCTTCCGTCCAATTCTTTGAAAAGTCATAATCCATTAAATATTTTTCAATCGGGACACCTTTGTCTTCCATAATTTCACTGATTGCGTCAAGACTAACTTCACCATATTGGCGTTTCTTACCAGTTTTCTTTTTTCTTGACGGAGCCTTTAAAAATGTTACCTTAACTTCCTTTTCTAGCGTTTTTTCCATACCTCATTCTCCCTTTATATTCCTTAATGCTTAAAACTTTCTGGCCTAACAATTTCACGTTTATTAACGTCAAAATTAGTCTCTCTGATAATGTCGTCTATTTGATTATTCAAAAATTTTTTAATTTTGAATCTCGTTTTATCAGACGGTTCATAACCGTTTAGCGCTTGCCATAAAGTTGCCCGATCCATACCGACAAGCTTTGCCGTAAACCCTAAGTTCGCGTGTGTTATATCAAGATATTTTCTCATGGCCTCAATCTCAAAATAATTTGTCAAGATTATTTCCTCCTTAATTTTGTTGTTTAATTTTAAATAAAAAAATATTATACACTAATTATATATCAAGTTAATAACTTTTGCAAGCCTTTTGTTCAAATTGATAAAAATTTATTACTACAATAATTATTATTCACGTTAGGGCCGGCCCACCCCAAAGGGGCCGTGCCCGAAACATTTATACTCTCACTCTTGACTTTTCAAAAAATTAACACGTCAGAAACCCTATTACACCAACGTTTATATCCATTATTTTAAAGAAAATGGGAATATAACTATATATATATACTTGTTATATCCACAATTTCTTATAAAATACCCTCATAAACGTTGATATGACAGCATTTGTCGTACCTTATTTTTTTAAAAGTATAGTTTTAGTGTAATGTGACGAACGTTCTCCCAGTTGTGAATGCAATGAACTTACTGGGAGTGTGAAGCGTAGCGAACTACTCACTGATTAATTATAATACTTACACAATAGTGACACTGTCCCTTTTGGAAAGACCCAAAAGTGACCCAAAAGGTCAGGTCGCTTACGCTCCCAATGAAGACCTCCGTTGCTTACGCAACAATAAAAACCCTCTCGTGTGTGTAATGTAATCATGTGAATGGTAATGACAACGTGATAATAATATTATGATACTCACAATCATGCTCACGTGTAGGGTAAGCGTCAGAGACGCCAACTCTCCATAGTTCACTTACGTTCACAACGGATAGAACAGCTTATCATCATGTAATAATTACACGTTGATCGTCATGTGGGTTTTAAAGGTTGCGTAAGCAAGTAAATGTTTTGAACTTTTTGACGATTGAACGTAGTGAATGAGTAAGACCTTGGCTTCCATTGTGTCTTTACAAGGGAAAACAACGAGCGCTTAGCGTGGGCGTTAGTATAATAACGGACGTAATACATTGATGAATCACACACTCAAACCCTTACGTTACAACGCTTTGCTGTGAATTTCTTATGTGGGGAAAATAGAGAGAATTATAGTCATAAATTTGGCTCACTTATGACCTAAAATAATCTTGTCAAGTAAAAATCACTATATTTAATAAAAACTTAATAATTATATATTAGGCACACAACGAGCGACACCTCACTCACGACCACCAATAATCGAACACGTTTAGCACGCATGTAACCCCCGTTAGAATGACGTGAGAGACGTTTTAATCTATACCAAGTATAAATACACCGCAGCTTGATAAAGTCTCTTAAATCTAATTTTATAAGGCTATTTCATGACGTAGACTGACGTGCGTGCAAGTGATACTGTTTATGGAACAAAAAAGACCTATCAA